TTCTTGGTGGTGTAGTAGGTGGTTCTACTGGTGTTTCTTTTAAAAAATAAGGATATATAATGGCTGTCAATTCGGCAAAGCGTCGCGAAAAAACTGAACGTGCAACTGCAGCAATGAAGGGAGATGAGCGAATTCTCTCTGTAGATAACTACATGCGTGATCTTATTCTTAATTTGAATTACTATAATTCTCATAGTGATGATAAAGAAAAGAAGAAGTGGTTCATCTCACACTATGCTAAAATTGACAAGAAAATCGCTGTTGAACTTCTTAAAGTTGACGAAGCACATTTCCGCACTGCTGGCGTCCTCGCTCGAATGGTTGATATGGGTTCTGTATTGCAGGAAGCTGAACAGAAACACTTAGATACTAATACTGACAAACTATTGACTCAAATTAAAACACGTCAAAAGTCTCAGGACAAACAAGATAAGAAAGATGCTGACGCTGCAAAAGCTGCTGCTCCATCTAATGTAATATCAATTCAACAAAGAATGGAAGAGAAAGCCCATGATTTGGCTGGTGAAATTGAAGGTGCGATTGACGACTTTGTGCTCAATGGTTGCAAGTCCGAGTTTTCAACAAAGAATTATTTGCTTTCGAATCAAGTGGCTGGACCGATTGCTAAACGCATTGGAGAGTTGTTTGTGCATACTGCCGAAGAAATTAGAGAAGCGATTGAAGGCGAAGATGAACAGTTGGTAGAAGGTTACTCGCATTTTAATAAACGTGAACTCAAGAAGTTTGCTGAGTTTGTCGAAGCGATTATTGCTGACTGTCAACAAATGGTTCAAACTGCCAAAGCCAATCGTGCTCCAAGAAAGTTGAAACCAGTGTCACCTACTAAGATGACTGCTAAAATGAAGTTCATGCGAGAGTTTCCAGAACTTGAATTGAAGTCTGTGAGCCCAACAGGTATAATTGGTTCTAGTGAAGTGTGGTTCTATAATACTAAGTATCGTCGTGTCGGTGTTTATCGAGCAGAGAATGGTACTGTTTCTGTGAAAGGAACTACTATTATTGGTATCTCTCTTGCTGAATCTAAAGCATATACCCTACGTAAGCCAGAAGAATTCTTCAAAGGACTTGCTATGGGTAAACGTGCTTTGACAAATGCTTTGAAGACACTTAAGACTAAACCATCTCAACCAAATGGTCGTATTAACGAAGAAACTATTATCCTTGGCGCATTTTAATGGAATTTAATTATATCGCAGATGGTATAGATGCTATTGTTATTGATAACTTCTATACCGAAGAACAGCTGGTAGATATTAGTAATGAACTAACATTTTTAACTAAACCATCTATTATGGAAGAGGATAAAGATAAGTTAGAAGCAGCTGTTGATATACATGGAAAATACATTACTACCAAGGCTGGTGTGTGGGTTGATGCCGTTTTTAGAGATTGGAAACATTCTTCTTTAATCAGTCACCCTATGACAAATTTTGGTAAACAAGAAACCGTAGAAAAGATCATTTCATACAATTCTTTATTTTCACTGTTCTACTATTGCAATGTCAGAAATCATTTACTTTCGTATTATGAGAATTCGGGTTACTATTCTAAACACACGGATGCTGCAGTATTTACAGTATTAAGTTATTTTCACAAAGAGCCAAAACAATTTTCTGGTGGAGATATAACATTACACAATCGAGATAATACAAGAAAAGCAAATGTAGAAATTAAAAATAATAGGGTTATTATCATACCAAGTTGTACTGTTCATGAAGTTGAAAAAATAGAAATGACCTCTAAAAAATTAAGTGGTGAAGGTAGATATTGTTGCGCTATATTTTTAACTGTGCAGCACCTAAAGGAAAAACATAATGATTCTAATTGATTATTCGCAAGTTGCTCTTGCAGCCATTCTGACATTTCAGCGTGAGTTGAAAGGTACTGAGTCTGAGGTCAAGAATCTTATTCGTCACGTAACTCTATCCACAATCAAGTCATACAAGAAAAAGTATGGTAAAGAATACGGTGATCTTGTTATCTGTTGTGATGGACGCAAGTACTGGCGTAAAGAATTCTTTGAATACTATAAAGGTATGCGTAAAAGCAACCGAGAGAAATCTGATCTTGACTGGGGTTTAATCTTTGATACTCTATCAGAGATGCGTACAGATATTGCTGCCCACTTTCCATATAAGGTTCTTCATATCGATCGTGCCGAAGCAGATGATATCATTGCAGTAATGACCAAGTACGTTCAAGAAAACGAATTGATTCAAACAGGTCTAGTTGAGGAATCACAGAAGGTTCTAATCCTATCTTCTGACAAAGACTTTAAACAACTACAACTTTATCCTAATGTAAAGCAGTGGTCGCCAATGCAGAAGAAGTATGTTACTGCAACTAAAAAAGAAATCATTGAGCACAAAATTGAACATATTGTTAAGGGTGATACTGGTGATGGAGTACCAAACATCCTAAGTAAAGATGATGTGTTTATGATTGGTGAACGTCAGAAACCTATGAGTGCAAAGCGTCTTCAAGAATTCTTTGAAAATGGTTTCAATGCTTGTAAGAATGATGAAGAGCGTCGCAACTGGCACCGTAATGCAACTCTGGTTGACTTTGACTTTATCCCAGAGGATGTTTCCAAAACCATTATTGATTCATACCTAAATAATAAACCGACAGGTGATAAGATGGCTATTATGCAATATCTAATTGATCATAAATGTCGTTTATTGTTAGATGAACTAGAGGACTTTTAATATGCGTAAATATGTAACACAAATGCTTGACGAGATTCAACAGGATCCTAAAGCAATTGAGATTTATAAAGGTGATGCGGTATTGAAATTGATTTTTGAATATGCATTTGAACCTTCAAAGAAAATGATTCTTCCTGAAGGTACTCCACCATACAAACCTGCAGACGAGCCGTTGGGTATGACACCAACAAATATGTTTAGCGAAATGCGTAGGTTATATATTTTCTGCAGAGCAGATTTGCTACCGTTGAAGCGTGAGGGATTGTTTATCTCTATGCTTGAAGGTTGTCATCCTACTGAAGCAGAAGTCTTGATTGCGATTAAAGACCAGACACTACATAAAAAATATCCAAAGATAACACGAAAATTGGTAACTGATGCTGGGTTCATTCCTCCATTAGAGAAGAAAGCCAAAGAAAGTGCGACATCTTGAAGACGACGACAGAGACTTTATTTTATTCCTTCTAAGTCTAGAAGAGGATGAGTTCAAAATGATGCTCAACTCCATGGACGAAAGAGAAGCCATGATAACATTAAACAACATTCAACTTGCAAGAGAAGAATTATTTGATGATATGATGGAGAAAGAAGGAATGAAAGCTGCAGTTGATGTTATTGCAAAAATAAAATCAAAAATGACTTGACTTTAATCAAATTCTGTAGTATAATAATACTATGGAGGATTTATTATGAAACCTGTGATAGTGTTATGTTTCGTTGCAACTAATGCAATGGCTCTTGACTTCAATTCTGAGTGGGCGAAGTTCGATAACGACTTTGCAAAACTCAAATCAAAACCTGTGATGCTTGCGAGCAATTCGCCAGTTGTAGTCACACCAATCCCTGCAGTTCCAGTTGAAGACAGATCAGTGGTTCTTTTAGATAAGAACACTGAATCTAATGTATTGCAACAAGTTGATCCTAAGTCATCAAGTAGACTTGGGTTTAAATTGTCAGATCCTAATATGCGGGATCGTGTAATAGAAGCATATAACAAACCGAATGCAGTAGTGTATTCATTAACATTGGAATAATATATTATGAAAAAATTGATTTTAGTAGCAGCAGTTCTTGCGTTATCTGCGTGTAGTACAACAAAGGTAGCATTAGATACGCCATCATCAGAAGTAGTTAAGTTTACTCAAGACTTTGGTAAAGTTGAAGTAACATTCAACGACAAAGGTGAATGGGAATCTCTTAAATCTTCTGCAACATCAGCAGTACCTATTAATGTTGATGCTGGTCTTGAACAAGGTATGAACGTGGCTCATATGCGAGCAAAACGAAATATCGTTGAGTTTATTAATCAAGATCTAAAATCCAAAACAACCACTGATGCGATTACCAAATCCCTATCAAAGAATGTTTCGGAAGATGATGTTTCAAGTAAACAACGTGCAGCAAATATCGCTGAAGAGATTATCGAAAAGATCTCAGTTGAATCTAATGGTATCTTAAAGGGTGTCTATGTTCTAGAACGTAAGATTTCTTCAGATACAAAGTACGTTGTTGTTACAGTGCAAGTTGATAAAAGATCTATGAACGCAGCACGTCAATTACGTGTAGCAATGGGGAACTAATATGAAAGCATTTATTCTAGGAACAATCTTTGGTTTAGTTCTAGCAACTGTTGGTTTCAGTGGCATTGCTAAGATGTTGGACAAAGGTGTAGATACCGTAAAGACTCAGTCTCAAGAACTGGCAAAATGAAACATTCGTTACTACTACTCTGCTTAGTTGCAAGTTTATGTAATGCTGAGGAAGTTATCACTACAGGTTACGGTGATACATTTGAATCAGCATTACGTAACGCTAAAGTTGCAGCAGTTGAAAAGGTAACAGGTACTTGGATTAACAGCGAGCATAAAGTTCGCAACGGTAATCTAACTGAGGATATTGTTCAGTATAATGGTGGTGTCATTAAAAAGTATGAGGTTCTTTCATACAACAATAATGAAATAAAAATACGTGCTGATGTTGATGTCATAAAAGATAATCGAGTTGGTACCAAGACTGCTAATATACCTGAGTCAATGCGTTCTGGATTAACAGAACGACAAGCCAATGCTGATCAGATTTATAAAGCAGTAAAGTCACTGGACAATAAGAATAAAGCATTAAGGTTAGATGTTACCAACATAGAATATGTAAACAAAGGATCGTCAACTCAAGTATTTGTTTCTGGTAAATTAGTTTGGATTCCAAAGTGGCAAAGCGATGTTCGTTCATTGGCAGAAACCATAGATAGAAAAAGTTTAGAAGATCTAAGAGTTGCTGAACGTGTTGCCACTGGCGCATTGAATGCTGCATTTCCATCTGCTGCTACGTTTGGGTTTACTGCAATTCTTAGTAAAATGGCGGAACAACAAACTAATAGAACTGATGATAATACTATTTGCTTCTCGCCATATAGAAATTATATAAATGATGACTGCTATATCATGGGTATTGACTTCAAAGCATTCACTGATTATTTGGATATTCAAACTGTTGGTATGAGCAATGGAGTTAAGAAATTCTCTATTCCAATGGGTATAAACCGAACTGCGTTCTATGAAAAATTTCAACAGAATGCAGCAAAGAGTAGTTACCTTGGTGGTAGATATAAAAACAGCACACTTGCAATTTACACAAATCAAGAAATGGATATAAACTATTCATTCATGGTTCCAACCAACAAGTTGTCAGAGATTGACAAATTTGAATTCGTTATTAACTAGGAGATCATTATGCCAAATTGGTGCGACAATACATTAACAATTACCCATCCCAATAAATCAAAACTGGATGCTATTGAAACTGCTCTTAGTGATAAGACCAATCAAGCATTGTTCAATACTATTCTACCAAATCCAACTGGTGAATGGGATTATGAATGGTCAGTGAACAACTGGGGCACAAAATGGGAAGCGTCAGTTCATGACTGGGAACGACAAGATGATAATACAATTTGGGTATCGTTTGATTCTGCATGGAGTCCACCAACACAGTTATATGAATTCATGGAAGCTGTCGAAGGTTATACTGTAGTAGCCATGTACTGGGAATCTGGTATGGGATTCTGTGGTCGGTTCGCTGATGGTTATGATGACTATTATGATTACGACATTACTGATATTGATACTATCAATAGTCTCCCAGAAGAACTTTTAGACTTTACTGATTTACTCAATCGTCATGAAGACTGGGTTGCTGACACAGAAGCTGAAGAAGAGTATCAAGAATATCTTATGACTGTTACTGATTGGTATCCACCAGAAGTTAATCCAGATCGTGCTGGTGACTATGAAGTCAAAGCTGCTGAAGCCCCAGACTGGCCATTCTATAAGAAAGTTTTTTGGGATGGTACTGGTTGGTCTCTTGATGGTAAAGAATATAAAATTGCAGGTTGGCGTGGATTAAGAGAAGATCCTTCTGTATGATCACAGTTGACTTGTTTCCAACAAGGGTTTGTGTTTTTGAATATACAAAATCAGAACAACTTAAATGTTTATTCAATTCAAAATATAAAGATTTAAAGTATAATGAAGTTGGAGAACAATATGGTCAAAACACATTTCATCATGAGCAAGATCTTCAACAGTTTTATGAATTTGTAGTTTCTTGCGCATCACAATATTTGAATTCTCTAAATTTAAATCTAGATAACTTTCATATTGTTATTGGAAAATCTTGGTTATCATTCGTCAACCCATCTAATAGTGTTCCAAAGCATAATCATGCTGATCACCATTTGTCATTTACATATTATGTTGAACTGGAAATAGGCAGTTGTGATACTCTTACTTTTACAGACACAAGAACCAATTTAAACGAACCATTTTATGGCGCATTTAATAAAGGTATTGGTGATCCAGAAAATATCTTTGAATATAATTCGTATAATTGTCAGAACTACTCACTAAATGTTAAAGAAGGTAATCTTTGTATTTTTCCTTCTAAACTAGATCATTCAGTATATTCTAGTTCTAGTACCAATCAACGAAAATGCATTGCAGGGGATTTTTTACTTGTGTATAAAAAATGTAACCTTAACAATCCATGGGGGCTACAACCCCATGGTAATTGGAAATATTATGAAACAAAAATGGATTAGTGCATTTATGGACACAGCTGAGAGATTTGCTCAGCTAAGTTCTGCTGTTCGTTTGAAGGTTGGTGCGGTTGTTGTAAAAGATAATCGTATCATCTCCATCGGATATAATGGTATGCCATCTGGATGGACAAACGAATGTGAGCACTGGGTTGATACTAATGATCCTTTGTCTGATGATGATAAAATTTTGAAAACAAAAGATGAGGTTATTCATGCTGAAGCAAATGCTATTATCAAACTTGCACGTGATGGTGAATCAGGCAATGGTGCCAGTTTATTCTGCACTCATGCTCCTTGCATTCATTGCGCTAAATTAATTCATGGTGCAGGTATCAAAACTGTTTACTATCGAGAATCGTATCGCGACACTCTCGGCTTAGACTTTCTTGAACACTGCAACATTGAAGTCAAAAAAGACTTGACTTTAATCAAATAGTACCGTATAATAGGTGCTAGAGGTGAGAAAAAACTCCTAAATAAACAATGACCTTACGTGTTGTAAGGTTATTAAAATTTCGCTTTACTTTAAACCAAACCTGTAGTATAATCAAACCATGAAATCGTTAAACATATCCAGAATGCTAAAACAGCATCTACCACTATTAAGTGGCTGGACATGCACACGCCCAGAGATTAATGTATCATATGCGTTTGATCGTGAGGGTTTTGGAAAGTAAAGTAAACAGATAAAAAGTTTATTTCCCAAAACCCTCTAAGATGAAAGTCTAGAGGGTTTTTTGTTTTGTAGCCATCGTGCTTATTGTTCTTTAAAAATTTGCGTACCAAATGTTGGGGATTTGTGTAGTGGTAGCACAGCAGACTTTGAATCTGTTAGTACAAGTTCGATTCTTGTATCCCCTGCCATATAAGAACACATTATCTCATAAGCCTGTCGGTGAAAACTGCTGTTACGCTTTTTGAGACTAGTGTGTTCCTATATGGGAGTATAACTTAATGGTAAAGTAGTGGGCTTTTAACCTACAAATCAGAGTTCAATTCTCTGTGCTCCTACCAGTTTATGGTGTTGTTAGTTTAGTGGTAAAACTACGGATTGTGATTCCGTCATCATGAGTTCAATTCTCATACGACACCCCAAATAAAATGCTGCTTTAGCTGATGTGGTCATAGCAGGGGACTGAAGATCCTCGGAAAGTAGTTCGATTCTACTAGGCAGCACCAAATGTTTTATTCTTTCGTAGCTCAATGGTAGAGCAATCGGCTGATAACCGATAGACAGAAGTTCAATTCTTCTCGAAAGAACCAGTTTCGCCCTATTAGTATAATGGCATTACACCTGTTTTGTAATCAGGTTACGGCAGTTCGATTCTGTCATGGGGCACCAAGTTTTTACTCCGATTGGTGAAATGGTATCACTCTTGGTTTGGGACCAAGGAGCGCAAGTTCGATTCTTGCATCGGAGACCAGTATTTTGGGCTGTTAGTTAAATGGGATAACTTCTGGTTTGCAACCAGACATTGAGAGTTCGATTCTCTCACGGTCCACCAAAA